CATTTCTTTTTTCCTTTAAAAATTTCTTAGCTTCTTTTGCAAGTTTAGCTTGTTCAAATTTATTTTGTACCTTTGCTCTTTGTTCTAATACAGTAAGTATTTGTATTTTTCTAGCATAAGGTTTGTTAATATTTTTTACCTTTTTAATTGTATCTTTTGCATCTTTTACTGTAGCATATTTAATACTAACAGTATCTTTAGGATTTTCATCTGTATATAATCTTCTATCAGAACCTGGTGGTTTTTTTCCTGTTCCTGTTTTTGGGTCTTTACTCATTTTCAAAACTCATATCTGTTGCATGTTGTTTATCATAACCTTTACTTGTAAATGATTCTCCAATAGGTTCTTTAGGTAAAACAGGTTCAGGTTTATAACCAACATCACCTTGTTGTCCATCATCATCAGCTAAACTATCTATACTTTCAGTATACATTTCATTTAACTTTTCATTATTTTTTGTTATCTTTAATTTAAGATGGTCTTTTAATGCATCAATTTTAACATGAAGTATTTTATCTATGTATCTATTAATACCATACATAGGTAAATCATTTAGTGCTGATATAATTCTGCGAAACCCTCTTGCTCTTTTTTCTAATTGTGTTATTTGTGACTCTTTAGTCATGAGTAATCCCTCTCTAGTATCATTTCAAGATAGTGAATAGCTTTTTCAATATCTTTTTGTTTGCCTTTTGATTTATGTCTACAGATATATTTAATAGCATTACCTTCTGCAAATAATAAATTATTTTCATTTATAAATTCAGCAGGTTGGATTTTCATTTTTGAATAATGATTACCATCTACTTGTCTATTTAATGTATCATAGGTAGTTCCTTTAAACATATCTTTATGTGTCATTACAATGGTCCTTTCTCCATCATTTCTTTTCTTCTTAAATCTTTTTCACTTGGTTGCAACATAGCATTTAAATCATCTATTGTCAACTCTGGGTTGCGTTTTAACTTCTTGACTACCCATTTATAAGACCAAGGTTGTAGTCTAAATGTCTCACCACTAAAGTAATGAGTCTGATTAGGAAGTAATGTTAATATATTCTTTACATTAACTTTCTTTTGTTCCTCTTTATTTAACAAAGTTTTTAACCATTCAACAAGAATAGCTTTAGCTTTATTTCTTATTTTATTCATCTCTTTTGTATTCATTTCTTTCTCTCCAATAATCTAAAAACTTTTCATCTTCAAAATATTTAGCAATCATATCAGGTGGTACTTGTTCTGATACAATGCAATCATATACAACTTCGTAATCTTTTTCTTTTACTTTCATTTTTTTAACTTTATTAATTTAAAATTATTTTCTCTATCAAAATATCTATATGACATTCTTACTGGCATAAATTTATAAACATAATCAAACACAATAGTTTCATCTAATTCTTTACAACTATAAACATCAAGCTGTACTAATGCAGGATTGTTTTCATCCCATGAGTGTAAAGTTATATGGGATGTTTCTATTATAGTCACACAAGTTAATCCTCTATTACCTTTTATATCACAATACTTTGCATATGGTCCTGCAAGTATTTTCATATCAATATCTTTAATTAAATTCTTAGTCCACTTTCTCATCATCTTTAAATCTTTTGGAGGGTCTAAGACTTCAGCTCTAACTAGCAAGTGTTTGTGTTTTAATTCTTGTTGCATTAATTTGTTATAGATGAATCATAATTTTTAGCTAACTTCCAATAAGCTAATATATTATTAAACATATTAATATGTTTTTTATGAGAATCTTTATCCCAAATATGACAACAAATTAATTCGTTATCTTTTCTATCAACAAAAATAGAAACTCTTTCTACATTATCATGATGTTCACAACCTTGTGCATAAGCTGATAATTGCATACCATGTTCATCATAAACTAATTTAGCAGGGTTTTTACCTTCTAAATTATTTTTAGTTTTAAAATCTATAAATATTCCTGACTTAGAATATAAATCTATTTTACCACCATAACCTAATTTAGCACAAAAAGAATCTTCAGCTATCCATTTTTCATTAGGAAAAGTTTTATCTAAATAATTTTTAATTATACGATAAGTAGGATTATCTTCTTTTCCTGCAAAACCATTTTCAATTAAAGTATGAATCTTTGTACCTTCTATTGCAGCTTCTTTGCTAATTTTTTTAGAGTCTTCTTTACATCTATAAGAAAAAGATTCAACTGATTCTCCTTCTTCTTTTTTTAAAGTTAATGCAGAATTTAAAGCTTGTTCTATTTTCCAATTTTCTAAAGATGGTTTAGCTATCATACCTAATATAGTAGTGACTGATGGAACTAATTTTTGTTTTTTTGCATCTCTAAGAGTTGTATTTCTTTCTTTACCATTAGCACCTATTATAGTATACATAGGTTTACCTTCTCTAGTATACCAATGTCCAGATTCAGATGCAAACTTACTGTAAGTATCTAATTTATTAATGTGTTTCTGCCCAGTTGTTTCCAATTTTGTATTCTCCATTTAATTTACATCTAAGATTTAATTTTTTACCTGCATCTATAATTGATTGTACAGCTAATTTACCAAACTCATTTGCCCTTT